GCGAAGGAACACGGCGAGGTAATGGGGAACCCGAATAAGCCGAATGGCCCAGGGCCGAGGCGGCTTCCTTTAATAGGGATCTCAACCACACAAGATTGCCCCGCCTAGTCGCGGGGCTTTCTCGTTTTGGTGGTCCTGAAACCGATGCTCTTCAGGTTAGGATCTCTAACCCATGGCTTCCCAGTCCATACATCAATAGGCTGTTCCAATGTCGAGAGAACTGGCTTACCGCCCAGCATGAGGGCTTCTCTCCACTTGACGATTTCCAGGAACTCGTCTGCGAAGCACTCCTCCCGGATCTGGGCGAGGCATTTAGCCTTACCCGCGTCTACCCGATAAATATTCCAGGCAAAACCATCGTCCTCGTTTCCCTCTTCCTCGATGAACCATTCCGACATAGAAACTCCCAAGACTTACCCATTATAGGGGGGGCTTGGGGGTTGGTTCAATCACACAAAACTACTCGAAATCTATCCACTTCTTGCCTCGGACAGGGGCATTTTCAAGCACCACTGGCATGGCGAAGGTAATCCCGTGTCTAGGATGGGTCATAAAAAGAGCCTGTTTAGGCTGCTCGAATCCAAAGTTGTTGGCGTTTGCGTATTCGCAGTAGCCCTTGAGCGATCCGTTCACGATGACCCGTCCAAGGTGGCAATACTGATGCCAGTGGCCTAGAAGCATCGTGTCGAACTCCAGGCCGATCTGCCCGTTCCTGGACCTCTTCTTGTGATCCCCTCTCAAAATGGGACCGAGTGCCCCCACCATGCCATCGCCACCACGAAACTGATCCCCGTGAGTGAGTAGATACCTGTGCCCAAAGATGGAGTAGGAAACATCGGGGCCACTCGATACCTGGAAGGTGATGCGCTTGTCGTTCTTAAACTCGCGTTCCAGCAGGCAGTAGAGCAGCCAGTCATAAGAGGTATGAACTCGCCCCTTGGCACGGATTTTGATGGTGCTTCGGCCGTGGTTGCCTGTTACACACGGGATATGAACATGCCCAAACGCATCTGCCAGGGCCTTTACCGAAGCGCAAAGAACCTCCAGCAGGTCCAGCACGGTAGGGATGGTTGCGAGTTCGTTGGACTCCCTAAGCTCGTCGTGAATGTCCCCCGATACCATATCCCCACCGAGGGGGAACACGATTCCGGGATAGGTGGGGTTGACCATGTGGTTTTTGAGAAGGTCAATAGACCGCTTAACCAACTTCTTAGCCCTGGCATGGGCAATACGAAGGTTGAACTTGTTGACACCATTAATCTGTTCTGGGTCCACGACCTCCCCCCAGTGCCAGTCACTCGCAAATAGAGTCGGAACACCGGGACTGTGAATGGCCTTGGGCGGGTTGATGACCCATTCGGGGATTTCGGGCTTTGCATTGGATAGTCCAAAGATAACCTCACGAACGGTTTTGCAGTCAAGTGCCTTCGCGTTGTGTAGGTCGCGGATCTCCAACTGGGACTCAGCCAGTCTGTCGAACAGGCCCGTGACGAGCCTAAAAGCCTCCTCGTTGCCCCTCACCAGCCTTTCTGCACTCCTACGCGCACTATCGCGCCTCGCGTTATCTAATAGCCAAAGCGGGTCTTTAGGCTCAGCCACGTTTACTCCACCATACAAGGTCGGTTAGGGTATAGAACACCGGGATGCCAAGACTCTCGGCCAGTTTTACTTCTCTGTCTGCCCCAACTGATTCGCCAGCGAACCGATAAACGGCATCGCAGACCTTGAGCCATTCGTTGTCTTGGTCAACCCAGAACTCGTAGGGGTGGGGGCATTGAAGATCCCAGAAATGGCTAAGGTGTGGGATGAATGGGGTCATTCCGTGGTAGGAGATAATGTCGCCAACTTCAATGGCGTGTTTCGTGCTCTCTTCCTTGCTTCCCCTTGAGTAGGGACCGGCCACATACACTCGCTTCTTCCATGTTGGTTTTTCAGCCATTTGGCCTCCTATCCTATAGAGTTTACGCACAACACATTACAAAGCAAGAGGCCCCGAAGGGCCCCTCGTTCCGCAGGTTGTGGCCTCGACCACTCCGGCAACCCATACAGCAAGCCCAAAATCCGTACTCTCACAGGTTAAGGGGAAGTAACGGTTGTGATCTTCCTGCAAGAATTACTTGACCAGTTCCCGGTGGAGGAAGTAACCACCAGTGGCAGCCCAAATCGTATAGAGGATGCGCTTCTTCTTCTCTGCCTTCAGTGCCTTCTGCGTGTCATCAACTACCACGTGGAGGTTGTCGGCTTCCTTCTGGTGCAGGTCTGCGCTCTTCTCGAAGGCGTCTGCCCGCTTGGTCCGCGAATCAGCTAGTTTCTCGGCAAGATCCTTTGCCTTGCCAAGCCCAGCGATAAGGGAACCCTGCGCCTCAATCTTCTGCTCTAGGAACGGGACGCGAAGGTTCTCCTTGCCCCATCCCCAGATCGTCTTGCCATCGCTGTCCGTGATACCAACAAGGCTCGGGGAGATGGTTGTGCTAGGCTTCACCACCAACTCAAGCCCCATCCCTTTAAGGTCGGCAATAAGCTGCTGTTTCTGCTCGGGTGCAGGGCCGGGTTTAGGGGGAACCTGGATCTTGTCTACGGCTGCCTGGAGTTTGATCAACTTCGCGTCAGCCTTATCCAACTGCACCTTGAGGGTATCTGCATACTGCTTGAGTTTGGACGCTTCGTTCCATGCCACCTGTGCTTCGGCTCGCTGGCGGTTGGCTTCTTGCTCGTGGACTGTGGCATCCTGCAACTTGCGACGGCTATAGACGGTCAGGCTTCCGGTCACAATTACTCCAAGCAGGACCAACATTATGGTGTATTTGTATGGCTTGAGCAAGCCGGGAATATATTCCTTGATCACTGGTCACCGCCCCCACTCGGGATGTCCTTGTTTCTGAACGATGTAATGGCCTCCGTTGCCTTCGACGAGCCATACCCGCCTAGAACAATGGTGAGCCAAGCCTTCAGCATGTCAACCGTCATCCCGTGGAAAGTTCCGACAATCGCTACAACGAGGGCGCAGAAGGAGACGATCCGGCCCCAACTCAACTGGCCCCGAAAATCCTTGAACAGCGTATTCCAGTCCATGTCGTGCCTCGCACCAGCAGTTATGCCTCGTAACGTGAGTAAACCATATGCCCGTCAGAATTGGGTTCGGCAGTGAAGGCAAGGTGCTTCGGTGGCTCCCCGTCCTTGGCTGCCTGAACGTGAATCCACGGCGAATTGTGCTTCTCGTAGATGATCTTGTCGATAGGCAGATCGTGAAGGTGGATCAAGGCCGTCTGGAACGCCCTGAATACGTCCCCATTTGGAACGATGTCTGCTGCCAACCCTAGCCGGTGATACGAGTTTTCGACACCGCCAACGGCCTTGTTCACTCCAGGGCTGCGATACCACGAGTCTATGTGCATCGGCCCAAGAAACACCCTCAGCGGCTCAAGAACCGTCTCTGCCAGACGGACGGCGTTGGGCTTAAGGACTTCCGGGATCTCGTTATCAAGCCCGGTTTCGGTCGTAACCGCCTCGTCCCAAGAGAAATGCTCGCTTACCATGACTGGATTCCTTCACGAAATAAAATGTGTGTAGGTTTTGCTACTTGATGAAATGCGCGGCCAGAGCCCCGATGATAGCGGCAAACCCAAGCGCAATCAACTGGTAGAACCACCGGATCTTGCCATCTGCATGGGCGTTATGCTCAGTCCAAAGGTCATCAATTGCCTTCTGCTTGGATTCCCCGTCTCGCTCAAGCCGCTCAAGGCGCTGGTTGATAGCCCTAATTTCTCCAGATATTTGGCCTATCACACGCGCCTCCTCGACCCTACTATTCACCAGTGTATCAAGTTTCACGGATACCTGGGTCATGTTTTCCTGGAGGCGGCTGAACCCTTCGCGGACGGTATTCCCGAACCCGTCGAACTCGCGTTTACCGATGTATTCTTCAGTCATAGTCTCATCCAATCTTCCAGGAAGCACCGTCATGGTAAACGGGGTAAGTTGTAGAACCCGATCCATTGGCGGCAGACCCGAACGCGGCTCCGGCAGAGTTGTTATTTACAAAGGCCCGCATACCTGCGCTACCCGCTGGCAGAGATGCAAATGCAACTGGGGTTTGGGACACTGAACCACTGAATGCCCCTGTAGTAGCCGTGACAGAGTTAAAAGTAGCATTTGCATTCGCATCAAGAAGCATAGCTTGATGGGAATTACCACCACTATCACAGGTAAAAACTCTAAAGTTTCTATCTTGAGAACTACCCCTATCCCATTGTAGATATGCTAATCCAGGGGTTTGGCCACTAATTTGAGTATCAGCAAACTTAATAGTTCCACTTATTCCACCAGTTCCACCATAGCTCTGAATAATCCCATTACCTGAAATTGTCTCACTAGTAGCAGTTAGGGCACCACTGAATGTCCCTGTAGTAGCTGAGATAGATCCAATAGTTCTAAAATTGCCTGTATTGCTAGACAGTTCAGCTACAATAGATGGTGTAGTAGAAGTTGCTGTTCCACTCTCCCAAGTCCAGCCATATCCAGCTGTATTTTCTACAAAACTTCTAAGACCCCAAGTTGTGACATAGGTTCCTGTCGGAGCTACTACAGTTCCAGATACTCCTGAAGCGGCTCCAGCATTAGACATATATGTTTGCCAAGCTGTATATCCAGAAGAATAATAAAGAATCCCTGTGGAAGCACTATTGGACCTGTTTACATTCATTCCATTATTAGCGGTTAGGGCACCACTGAATGTTCCTGTAGTAGCTGATAGGGCACCCATGCTTAAATTACCAATACCAGTATCGCCAGCCTTGTTAATTGGAGTATAGGTTAATGCGGTAGTAACATCAGAAGAGGTTAGAGTTACTGCACCTGTTCTTGTATTAAATGAATCTACTTTTGTCCCAGTCAGATAGGTACTGTTGTCATAAGATACAGTAGTCCCGCTAACCTTTACAAAACCAGTCCCATTTAACTGAGCCTGTCTGCTTGTATCAACAGGATGAACGTGGTCTTGTCTTGCGGTTAAAGTAGAGGTTCCTACTGCTGCTGTTCCATCCATTGAGGGTGCAACAGAAGCTAACCCTGTGATAGAGTTAAACGAAGTTCCTGTAATGGTTGTAAAACTTCCAGTGGTAGCTGATAGGGCACCCATACTCATCGCCCCGTGGTTCCCGGTCCATCCTCCAGCCGGAGCCGCCTGCGCCGATGCACCCGTGATGCTGCCCCATGTGGCTGTGTTCTGCGGCGTGTTGTCATACGAAAGCACACCGGAGCCATTGTTCTTCAGGAACCCGGCAGCATTGGTTAGGGAGCCAAAGGTGGTTAGTAGCGTATAGGCTACCTGCTTGCCGTTAAATGTTGACCAGTCAGCAGCAGACAGCGCCCCGCGATTAGACGCTGAGGCCGTTGGGACATTGAGCGTGATAACAGGGGTTGTGGTCGCATTCGCAACAGTAGAGGACAGATCGGTTCCAGTGGTTCCTAGCGTAAGCGCGGCGACAGAAGTCACAGTCCCACCAGAAGCTGCGGGGGCCGCCCAAGTAGGGGTTCCCGCCGCGAGTGTCAACACATAAGTATTGGCCCCAGCCGCCAACCGAACAGGAGTCCCTGCGGTGCCACCAATAATGATGTCACCGACCGAAGTCATTGGATTCGACATGCCGGAGGTTGCCGCCGTGGCCCAAGTACCATCGGCCCGCAGGAAATTGGATGTACCACCTAGCGATGTTGGCACGAGTCCGGCAGTAGATCCAGCAAACTGTGGCGCCACAATAGGACTAGCTACTGTTCCGTTGCCAGTCAGGGGGGCGGTTACAGAGACATCAGATTTCGACAGAATTGCGTACCCGCCAGCCCCGTCGCTCTCCAGCGTGATGGCTGAATAGGGGGAATTGAGTGTTTTGTTGGTTGCCCCGTCGATGGTCCCGGCAATTGTAATGATATTCGTCGGGTTACAGGCCCCGCTCTCATCCACAACCGTTATGATCTGTCCAGTTGTAGTCGCGGGTGGGAGGGTGACGGTTCGTGGGGCGGTAAGTGCCGTATAAGCGATCAAAAGGCCGTTGGTAAGGGTAGTGGTGTAGTCAGCATCACTGACCGTTACCTTCGTCAAAAACAAGGGGGAATCGTTGGTTACAAGGCTGGTGGTCATCTCATTGCCTTGAGCCTGGCTTGCGCCCGCGAGAACTTCTGTTGCTCCTCAACCGCCTTCTGCGGCGTCAGGTTAATGTCCGGCTTCGACAGTTTATCCCCCATGGCGTTCACGATCTTCTCCATCTCAACCTTATCACCAGATAGGTTGGAAGCATTATACATATCATCAAATGAGGCATTACCAAGAAGCCTGTCAATATGTGTTTGGCTAGTCAGTTTACCTGCGTCCTTTTCGATTTTGTCCATCTGCTGGGGCGTAATAATACCCTTCTTAACCGCGTCAAACGCAGACTTGGTATCCCCATTGGCGAACTTGGTCGTCAGGTCGCGGATAGTATTGCGCTGTTCCGCCTGATCGGGGGTAGCGCCCTTCTTCATGGATTCGGCCCTACGATCTGATAGGTATGTTTCGGATGCGGTATCCAACATGGAGGTTTTGGGTTGGACAAACCCCATAAACTGCCGCACCACATCTGCCTTTGAATCGTATCCCGGCCTTCCACCAAGCAGGTTGCTAACAGAATAGGGCGTCATCTCCTTGGCCAAGAACTTCCCCATCCTGCCTGCATTTTGGGCTGCATCCTTCGCGTGTTGGGCGGAGAAGAACGGCTCCGTGGACCTTTCAAAAATATCGTTTCCCTGCCAGTCCTTGCCGCTGATTAAACTGAAGATCGTCTTTGGGGTAGGGTGAACCTTACTCCAGAGGTAACTAAACGCCGGGGAAAGATTGCCCCGCGTGGCCTCATTCTCAATGTGCCAGATTTCGGGCAGTTCCTTGCCCATGTAGCCGGGAACCGCCACTCGCTTGTCCCTGCCACTAGCGTCCTTCCCACCAACTCGCGGGTAGAAAATGTCTTTAATTGAATCCGGTGCCGAAGGGACTTCGGGATGGATGGCGTGAGTTATGCTCCTAGTGATTTGTGATACCATCGCGGCGAGAACCGAACTTGCTACCAGATAGGTCATACGGTTTGTCGCCCAAGGATGGGCTAATCCCTCTGGGTTAGGCATAGGGGCATCAATTAACTTCCCGCCGGTTGCCTTGGTCGCAAGATGGCCCAATGCCTGGACCGCCTCACCCTGTGGCGCTAACGCAACCTTCAGACTGCCGACATCCCATCCCGTAGCGCGGATAGCCATAAATGCGATCTGTCTGGCGAACTTGTTAAGATTCATATTATCGTAAGACACCTGACCAAGCCTGTCCTCGATGCGCTTTGAAATGTTCCGAGCCGCTAGATTACGCTGCGTTTCGTCTGCAACAGGATTCCGCCTCAAAAACTCTCTGTATTCCTCGGCAAAGACACCGATCTTCGCCATTGGGACATAATACTGCATCAGGGGCTTAGCAACCTGTTCAACGGTAGCAAGCGCCAATGTGACTGGATTCTTCACCATCGCCGCTGTCCCGATAACCTTGCCATATTTGGCCCGCATCTTCGCGGCTTCAGTTGAAAGCCTATCTGCGGCGTTGATCATGTTCTCATGCTCGGAGGTGAACTTCATGCCACCACGCTCAAGCCCATCAACAATAGGTGCCCATTGCTTCTGGAGTTCGGGTGGTAATTGGCCGAGAACGGCCGCCTTTGCTTGTTCGGCTGCCCTCACTGCACCGACCGGAGATCCTAATGCTTCCGAGATGGCCTTGCCGAACCCCTTTATATCACCATCCTGGACGAGTCTCTGGAGCCCGATGTTTATCTTGTTGGCAATGATGTCGTTGGTAACAAATGTCCCATGGAACATGGATAGCCCCATCTGCATAGCTACCTGAGCATTCTCAATGTTTCTGAATGTCTCTAGGTAATTATTCAACTTGGGGTGCTGCTCAAATCCAGGGTTGATATAATTGTTTAATACCCTCGCTACATCAGGGGTGGTGTAGTAATGGCCCATGACGCGCTTCCCATCAATGTCCCGAGCCTCCGTGAAAAGCCCATCCGAGATGGCGACCATGCCGCGAGGTTGTTCATCCGATGGGTGCCACTGGACAAGGCCGTTTTTGTCCATTCTTTGGAGTGCATCCTGGGCTGTAATCATCTTCTGCTTATTGGCAAGATCAGCCAGCGCAACACGGAATGGGTTGTTGTCCTTCAGTTTAAGACCTGGAAACTTCTCCATTGCTTCCTGAACGGTCATATCCAATGTGCGGGACTTGGTGTAGCCCTTGTTCCCTGATAGGCTCCGCTTCAAGTATTTCTGGTATTCATCAAAGGCATCGTTCTTTTCCCAGACACGATGGAAATAGTCTGACAATGGGGCTTCGATAATGCCTCGGTCAGTTAGCGTTTGACCCATCGCATCGTTTACATCCTTGAGCTTATTGATTGAAACGGCCAAAGGGCTATCTTCAACCAGATGTCCAGGTGCTTCAATGGCGTGGATCATCTGGAGTTTCTGGTCATCAGGTAGGGCATCCACCGTCTTGGCGATCTTCCCAAACGCATCTTGCGCCCTCAATTCTGCGCTACCGCGCTTCCCAATGGCGTGATGTATCTCCGTAGCAGCGAGTAGTGCCTTGTCAGAAGCTCCGGATGGGTGCATACCATCAATTAGATCATTAAACATCTTATAGGCTTTGCCGATACCATCTTCGTTCCCCGCAAGACGCGCCTTTACACCTGCCGCGATACGGTTGAGGACCGGCTTTACCGCCTCTTGAACGGGGGCAGGAGCCTGCGTGGGTTCCTGTTGTTTCCCAGGATCTGTATATCTGTATTTAGACCATGCGGCATGACGAGCGGCTACATCTTCTGTAGAATCGCTTGGATAGATCATCTTCAGTGCATCTGCGAACTCTTGGCGGTGGGCAGCTTTCTGCGCCTTCAGTTCATCGGACGGTGCCTTCTGTTCATTGGTTTCCACCTTACTTGTAGGCGCAGCTTCTTCTGTGCCGCCGAGAAGCGGGAGACTTTCCTCGGGCGATCCGTTGCCGCGTAGCCTCGCCATCCCCAACTGGCTTTCTCTGCTCCCAGACACAGCCTGATGCAAGTGTTCCGCAATCGCGTTTGCAACATCTCTGGTGATGCCCTTGATCTTGGACATGATCCTGACGACCGTCTCCTTGACGGTGGAACCCAACCTCCCAATTCGGCCCATGACCTCCCTAGCAAGATCCATATCCGTAGCGCCTTCGGGAAGCCCAAGCTCCTTCTTGGCTGCCTCCGCTGCATCCCTGACCGCCTCAAACGGGTTGAGGCCAGCGTGTAGCATTGATGGGTTGTCCCGCGAGAACTCTCCAGTATTCCCAACCGCTGATTTGACCTGACTGGGGTCAAAGGCAACGGCCTCAAATACCTTGTTTTTTCCAGTCGTTGGGTCAATGCGCTTTTGGATCAAGCCATCGTAACCGGCCTTCTTGAGCCCATCCGTAACTGATTGCGGATCATTAAGGTCTGTTACACCGGCATCCTTTAGTTTCTGGTCGTATTCGTCACGCCATTGGTCCCTTGTCTTACCCTCGCGGGACGGGATCTCAAACGGATTCTCCAGATCGTAATAGACGGGTTTTACGTTACCGCCCGATTCTGCCCCGCCGTTGCGTTCTGCATATCCACTTGCATACTCAGGGAACTCGGTAGCGTAGATACCCCGGCCATGGGCACCTTGATCCGTACCGCCTCCAAACCTTTCTGTGTCGAAAGTGTCGAAGTCGCCCTTCCCACCGTGATAGAGAAGAATCGGTTCCCCCTTCTCGTTGATAACCTTAGAATCCTTGAAGTTTTCCCAGAAATTATTGACGCCCTCTGGGGTTGTGTGGATTGGGGAACCAGTTGAATCAGTAGATGGTTGCTCGGGCGTTGCGGAGCTGTCTGCATTGGTGTTCTCCCGGCCCATCTCACTGGGAGCCTTACCTGTATTTTGGGATATTCTATCTTCTACATCAGCCAATTCATTACGCAGACCTTTGACTGTCTTTTGTGCAATCCTGCGCCCTTCTGGGCCGCGAGTTCTCCCGGCCTTCGTCGCCTGCTCTTGGGCCGACTGGATGTCGGTAAGCAATTGTTCTCTACGCTGGTAGAGTGCATCAATCGTATCGGATTGCGACTCCAGCCCCTCCTGTAACCCAAAACGCTTGTCCGATTGGTTGGGAAGCTCTTCCGCTGGGGCGGTTGGTGGTTCAGTAGGCTTGACATCACCAGCGTTTATTTCCGGTAGATCAAGATCAATCCGGCCCGTCACAGAGGGGGCGGGCGCTAAAGACTCTGCCTCACTCTTGAGTTGTAGCAACCTAGCAGTATCGCCAGACGCCACTGCCTGTTTCATCTCTTCATGGATGGATTCCCGTGTCCTAGGAGCCGCAACATCAGGTAACGATTCTGGTGTTTCAGGTTTAGGCGCTTCACCGCTACCCAGCCTGCCATGCAACATGCCAAGGCCCTCAAATGCACCGAATTGAGCGATGCTCTTGGCATACGCTTCGGGACTCTTTGCTTGCTTTTTGGCCGATTCAACATCGTATGTAGCGGTAGCACCAGCATCAATTAGGTTGGCGAGCGAACCCAAACCAATAGCCGTTAGACCCCTTACTGCCAACTCCTTTGGAACCGTCATGCCCTTTGCGGCTTTCCCGCCTAACGCAAAAAACACCCTGTTTCCGGCGGATGTGATACCAGCAGCCGCCAATGCTTGTTTGTCGCTGGCTCCAGATGCTTTTGCTTGTGCGTATTTAGAACCACCCGCAAGAAGGCTTTCCCCAACAGCAGGTGGTATTCCAAAGGCTGCTTCACCAGCCATTCGTGCCATCATTAGCGGAAACTTCGCTAGGAAATTAACAGCCTCCTGGCCTCCTGTCATCCCCTCATCGGTAGAACCCTCAGCGGAAGCCTGTGACTGGTTTGCTGCGCGTTTTGAAAGATTATCCATACCGACTAAGCCGGAAGCCACTGAAGTGAGCCCGGAAAGACCAGAATAGGTAGAGTTAATTTCTTCCGGGATGGCATTAACGGCGGCTTTCACATAGCCCTGGGTAGTCGAATCCTCGTCTGTTACCGGATTAAATTGGACCAATTGGTGGGATGGACTAGATGAAGTCGGCTTAATGCCTGCGGCCCTCATTTGCTCTGGCGAAGTAGAACCGGAAACAGACGGGTTGATCTGGTATGTCCCGCTTAATGGGACATTATCTTCTGCCGCTTTTCTCAAGAACATACTGCGTAAGGCCGTTTCGTCCCGCTTATGACTTGGCAGCATCCCACCTAACCAGTTTGACTCACCCGGTGGTAAACCATACTGCGCCGTTGTTTCCCCAGGGGGCAGACCATAATCGGCACCCGTTGAGGGCGGGTTATTGGACGCGCGGGGCGGAACCCCTTGATGAGTATCTGCCTCGCCAGGGGGAAGCCCGTAAGGGACGGGATCTGGCATTATTTACTCCCTGCGGGTACCCACTTCTTCGTGACGGGTGACAGGTAGTATTTGCCGTCTTTCGAGTAGTCTCCCGGAAGATAACCACCAGGGTTTTGGGTTGGATCACCTGACGGTCCCAGTTTAGGTTGCTTAACCCTTTGGGTCCCGGTATCTTCTGGTTCTTTTTTGAGAATATCATTGATGTAGGTTCTTGCGCTCTTCAGCGTTTCCTGTTCATCTGGGTTTTGGGTATAGGGGCTGATGTGGGTGGTGGCATTGATCGCAGCCTTCAACTTCGGGTCAGCCTGGGCTCCCCTTAGCCTACGCTGTGACCATGCAATCGCTTCTGCCTCGTCTGGACCTAGGTCGGGATTTTTCCTTGCGATATTTGCGGCCTCAGCCATAACGGATTTGACCTCTGCGGGAGATGCGTTGGCCCTAATCTGAGCAACTGCCTTCATGGTTTCATTTCGTTGATTCCCCATCTGCACCTGAGCGGCTACCTTTTCCCGCTGTTGATTGACGCGGTCCTGGGCTACATCCGCCATCTGCTTGCGGTAAAGTTCCTGTGCTTTTCGCCAGGCATCCATCGAAAGGACTTCGGCTGCCTTTGTCGGGTCCGCGCCAATAAGGGAGACAGACATCCTTGGGACAGAACCCGTCTCACCGTTATCCCTGGTGACAAGTATGTTTTCACTATTATGAGGATCCTGGGACATGTTGTTTACATCCAAGCCCACGGAACGCAAATATGGCACAGCAGACTGCGGGCTTCCAGAATTGACTGCCTGACCGGCCATTTTCAATGCCATGTCATGGTGCATCTGTTGGTACTGGGCAGCCTGTTGCTCAAGCGTGAATGCCGACCGTCCAAACCCCTTCTGTTGGAGCATCTGGGCTCGTTGGGCGGTATCATATGCCATCTTCTCATAGGGGGTGACATATTTATGATCGGTAGGAGCGGTGGCCTGTTGCAAGGTCGGAGAAGGACCCTGCGCCACGGTTCCCGGCCCCATCGGAATGCCGCCTTCTGCTCCGGGGACACCGGGCATAGGCGCGGACATTCTCGGCTGAGAACCCATTACTGACTGGAGGGACTGCCGCGTGGTGGGCTGGTCCATCTGTGTATTGATAGGCTGAGAGAAAGCCTCATCCTCCGCCTGTTGCTGGCTTACCTGATGCTGGAGAAGTTGCTGCTGGAGCGCCTGTTGAGCCATCTGCTGGGCTGCCATCTGGCGAGTCTGCATCTGCTGCTGGGCACCGGCAATCCCAGCACCAAGGCCATAAGCGAGTCCGAAAGGTGATGCTGGCATGGTTTACTCCTACTAGGGCACTTGCAATGGTTCAAAAGATATATCCCCATAACCCTGTCTTTGTGGGATGGGCTGGATATTGTCTATTGGCATTTGGGTCATGGGTGAAGTTACACTAGGCGCTGGTCTATTCATGTTTTGCAACGCATACCCCAAGTTCCCAAGGTTCTGACCAAATCCCTGCCATCCCTGCGCGGCGGCCTGGTTATACATACCTGCCTGTTGTCCGTAGAGATTGGCTAGATTCTGCATACCACCAGCATAGCCCTGTCCTGTTTGCTGGATCTGCCCGCGACCAGTCAACTGCATCCCCAAGTTCCGACGGTTGATAAGCCCCTGTCCGAAGGCACCGCTCAATGCTCCAGCCTGCCCCAACGCAGCGCCCCGTTCCGCGCCTACATCTAGGCCGGAACCAGCAATCCCTCGCATCGCCATGGAGGACGAGATGTTGCGAAGTGCATCACCATAATTTCCCTTAATGGCAGCGTAGTTCTGTTCGTAATCAAGGGGCTGGGACGAATTAGCCTCGTCTGCAAGGTGCTGTTCCGTGGGACCATATAGACCCAGATAGCGGTTATACATGCCCTTTTGGAAGTCAAGTTGCTGCTGGGCCTGCTGCTGCTGCTGGTTCATGGCATTAGATGCGGCCTTAGAGCTCTTGGATGCCCCATAGAGAGAAGCACCAGCACCAACACCCGCAGCCGCAATCGCACCAGACATATTAAACCTCCACTAAAATCATGTTATCAGCATTAAGATACTTCTCTAATTCTTCATATGTTTCAGCATAAATCTCTTTTTCTGCTGATTCAACATCGGTTGACTTTACGGAAGTCAGGCAGGTCCAAACCACTTCAGTATGGCAATATCCAAAACGCTTTGCCCCAGCCGGGGAGTTGTAGATGTGTGGTCCGCGAATACGACCGTTAAAGTTCTCGGACCTTACCGTGATCTCTCCCGCATTGAGGATAATCATCTGCGGAACCTTGTAAATCTTGCCTGTCAAAACGGTTCCCCTAGGTGCGATCATCGTCCTTGCGTAGATACCAGCGCCGAAATGATGCTCAATGGGAATCTCAACCTGCGGAAGTTCTAAAAGCCTCGTTTCAACCGCCATGATCCGTTCCCGGAAGGTCATGGAGGGATCATCGAAATCCATCAGCCCAGACAGATCGTTCTTCTCCGCCAGAGAGACAGATTGCTTGGCTTTCACCAGTCCGTTAGGCCGTAAGATCAATGACTGCTCCATCGGTTACAAAAATGGGAAGTTCGGGGTGAGCGGGCAGGATGGGGGGAATATCCTCGATCTTGCTCTTAATCCCCCACCAATACAGGGCCTTACCGCCCCAACCAGCCTTGGCGGTGTCCTTGAACATCTCTTCATCCAGCATATCTAGGTAGTCGATATGGCCCGTGATGCGGTTACCATGCAACCCAACCTCCTTGAACCCAAGTGCGATCAGGTTTCTACCGGCCCTCGGGTTATTGGCCTTTACCGATCCAAAAAGCCTATTGCAATCCGTATCTGTAAAAATGCGCTTGATCGCCTTCCGCATGGCCCCAACCGCTTCCATACCCCATGCCTCTGGTAGAAACGCGGTAAGCCCAAGATACTGCCCATCCCCTAGCGCCTCAGCCATCATCACCCCGGAGCCAGGAACAACCAGTGTCCACATAATCTCAATAGACTCAGAAGCATCCAGTTCATGACATCCATACCAGATGTGAGGACGAACCTTGGGGTGGTTAAGCACCGAGTTGATGAATGGCACATCAGCCTTAGTTGCTAGGTGCATTAGGCTTTAATCTCCGTGACCCGGAAGGTAGAGGTTGCAACACCCCCGAAGATAGACGCCCCGGAATTTCCGTTTAGTGTGAAGGTTCCGGCTGTTGACCCACCCACATTCAACTTGAGTGTAGTGGAGGATGTAGAAGCGGCTGTGAACTGGTAAACCAGCGTCAGATGAACGTCTTGGTTCGTGGTCGTGGTCTGCATTGAAATGGCCGCAAGCGCATTAGCGTTAGCGTCCTGGAACAAGGCCGCAATCACATGAGCCGCCACCGAATAGGCCCCAAAGATCGTTGCCTCTACTCGAATGAGGTTCCCGATAGCCGAAGGCGCAATTACCACCGAAAAGAAGTTAGTTCCTTCGGAAGATTGGGGGATCGTGTTGTCGAACGGGATGGTCGTCGTCCCGGTGAGAGTTGTCTGGGAGACTGTGGTCTGCGTTTTAACGACAGAACCGGAACCCCCTACGGCAGGGGCCTGGAATGTTGCAATACCAGTGCCTGTAGCGGTAAGAACCTGCCCAGCCGTGGCGGTAGAAGCCCCTTTGCACTCATGGAGTGCTGGGTCCGTTAAGGTAGAATGTCGCGCCATATAGTCACTCCGCTGTAATTATAGCCCCATATTGGTCTTCCACAACCTCAAGATCAGTATGTATATCAGTAATACCCAATCCAAGCCCATCAGTTACGGTACTACCCGACTCATCCACAATGATTTCTTCGGATTCAGTCAATTCAGAAACGATCAGATCCAGGTTCGCAATCCCATCGGCCCCAGCAGGCCCAGCCGGTCCAGCAGGTCCAGCACTACTTGATCCCGAGAATGATATGCCCCCCCCACCAGAGGGTGATTGGCTTGTCGAAGCGGTGGTTTGGACCTGAACTTTGGCCTGTTTTTGGATAAGCTCAAGCGCCCGATTGAGGTCGGGGAGAGTCAGGTTTTGAACGCGGTGGATGGTCAACTGGCACTCGGCATGTATTCGTATGTAAACTCAACGGCCCTTACATCTGCATCCCCACAAAACTCTACATCAATCATGTAACCGCGAGTTCCAGTGGGGATTCCCAACCTGCGGTCCTTTGACGGGGTTTCTGTCAGCGTGACTGTCCCGTCTGACACCCAACTCCCATCCACATAAACCCGGACATACAGACTTCCCTTACCGTGGAACTCAACCTGCTGGAAACGCTTTCTACCAACGGGGTCGCCTGCATCGTATTTTTTGTAGTCATTCATATTATGGAGCGACTGTTCACCCGTCCTGATATGCAGGGGAACCCGCGTAACGCCGTAGGGAGGGGCAAAACGATAGATGGATCGCCCATTGAGCGTTACGGGGGCCGCGCTTGAAAGCGTGGATTCGGCGGCGTAGAAGGTGTTGAAGTTGTCTTGTGTCTGTGCCATCTGTCACCTACAAGAACTCAATTGATGTGACACCGCCCCTGCTTCCAATACAACAAAGAATACCGGATGCCTCAACAATATACGCACCATCATGAGCGCTATTTAGGATTGGGTAAGAATACCACGAGGTTCCATTAAATGCCGCGATTGACGCAGAACCGCGCATATATATTACCTCGTTCCCGCGAACCAACATGGATGTATAACCAATTTGGCCCGATATGGTTGGCCCTGCGGCAGGCGTGGACCAAGTATTAGTAGATGGAGTATAGAGAGAGTAATTTGGTGTTGGGGTGTCAAGGGTAATCCCTAGAAGTCTTCCATCTAGCATTGCAACAATGCGTGCTTGCGTAAATGGACAGTCCGCCAATACAGCCCATGAATTTGTAGATGGCGTATAAGCAACGCACTTAGCCGATGTGTCGTTTGGACCGGGTCCACGGAATACCCTACCATCAGCCATTAAACATACTGATGGGTTATTACTTGCAGTTGTAACCGGCTGAGCAGGCAATGTTGACCAGGTTCCAGCCGAAGGATCAAATATCTCATTATTTATACTATTGACCCAAGACGAAGCGGAAAACACTCTACCATCAGGGAGCAGCACCGATGTATATCGGTTCCCGTATTCACACGGATAATTTCTAAGACCCGATTCGGACCAAGTTAGGGTTGCTGGAGAATATATATATGATCTTCGTGTCTCAACCCCACCATTGGAACCGTTAATGTAGCCCCCGGTCATCAAGACGCGGCCATCTTTGAGCAATAGTGCAGATTCTCCTGATGTATACACTCTGGATGCAGGTATATTCCCAACCTGCGTAAGCGTATGAGACAGTGGGCTATAAATATATGATGTGTTCCCTATCGTGGTGTTGTTATCAACCCTACTTCCTATAATTAACACATCGCCAGACTGGAGCGTAACAGTTGAAGGCCCATAAAAATTACCAGAATATGCAGGTATAACTGGGGTATCAGTGGTCCATGAGGTTGCAATTCTTACCGCTTTACTTGCAGTAGCACTGCCAAGGGTTGTAGTGTCCGTTGCTGTAACGGTCGCCAGGTGACTTCCCGTTGTAGTCCAGGTATGAGACAGTGAGGCTCCGGTCCCGTTACCACCGTCATCGAACGCCCAAGCATAGGTGAACGCATCACCAGGTTGCCCCTGTGTGGCCGCTACCGCTGTGTAAGTAATTGCCTGGTTGGTTGGGTAGCTCATACGGGGCTCGTAATGGTTACGGTCGTTGCAGGTGCCGAATTGTCTAGTAAAACATACGCATTTTCAAACTCATCCACATGGGCATCGAGCGCCTTCATTCCTAGTGTGGTGATCGGGAATCCGGGGATCTGCATGTCCACCACGAAGGTCGTATTTGCCTCATAGTCCGGGCCTGAATAGAACAGGTAATACTTGCCTAAGTGATAGAACGATTTGATGTATTTATTGTAGCCCTCGATGGTCCGGGTGTTATTGAGTGTGTAGGAATACTGATCCCCCTTGATCCCATCTTCTCCGGCCAGATCCGCGTAGTTGCGGGTCATAATGGTAGGCATCCACCAGAAGGGATAGGGGGTGACGAGCCTTGATGGGGCGGTAAGCGTGGTTCCGGGAATACGGGTATCCGTCAGGCACTCGGCATGAGAGCCATCGAACAGCATGATCCCGCGCTTGGATAGATACATCAGGCCCTTATCAGTTTTCTGGACTGAATGGGGAGCAAAGCAACCATCCTCTGCATGTGTCTTGAACACGCTCATCCCAGTCGCGGTGTTCCCGTCAATGCGGTAAATTGCATCCTCGCAAAGAACGATTAACCCCTGTGCGAACGAAGCCAGTGCAACCGGCTGGTATCCGAATGGCAGGGAGAATGTCTCGGGCCAAGCATCGGGCTGGAGAATTGGCGTCCAACGGACCGTATGCCCGGAAATACCGAACAGCATCCCGTAGTGGGACTCTATCCCCTGCAACCCAATTGGAGCCCTGTCGTAATCCACGTTCTGCCCATTCTCAGAGTAGAAAGAGGTTGGGGTGCCCCCCAGCGCGGAGAATGGCTTGGCATCGGTATAGGTTAGATTGTCTAGCGTTTCCTCTGATACGAGGTTCCAGATGCCCTGCTCACTCCGGTAGATCCTCCAGCGCCAATAGTAGTTGTTTTTAGGTGCCCATTTGACGAGGGAGAAGGTGATAGCGGCGGTTGCCAGCAGGGGGACCATAAAGGTCGTTGAGGATAGCTTCTTGGCCTTGTAGAACCCCGCCACAGTCTGACCCGTGCCACTGCCAACGAGGTAGATCATGTCATCGTCTGACACAACCCCAGTGGATGTATAGGTCACAAGAGCCTTGACTGGTTCAACAGAGGCCGAAGCAGGTAGATTAGATACGCCCTGCTGGGTTGCAGTTCCCGTCCCAGTCCCAACCCCGGTCGCAGTGAAGATAATCCCTACCGTATTGGCCGTTGCACCAATGAGCGTGAAGTCCGTTGTTCCGATAGTCGTGATCGCATAGGTATAGCCGACTACAAAGGAGCCAGCCGTTGTCGCGGTTGCGGCTACCACATCCGAAGGGATATTGACGTTCTTAACCGCAAAACGGTTCGCATCAACCGCAATGATGTCATAAGTCTGGCCTTGATAGACCGGATCAGCGAACCCAGTGAAGTATCCCTGATCATCAGTTGCAAATCCATGCCCGACCTTGTAAAAGGTGGTCATCAAGGTGGAACTGCTATACGAGACTGCAACCCCACTGAGCGAAACTGCCCCATAAGTTGATAGACTTGTGGGGCAACTCCCGGTGCCCGTAACTACTGTTGGCGCACCATTGGCATCAGTTACATCGAAGAACCCATCATTCAGAAAGTCACGGGTAATGAGCCTGCCTTGAGCCGCCGTAATCTCCTGAGACACAGGGGACAGCCCGGATTCATCAAAAACCCCGTTCACATTCCTGAGATACGAATAGGCATAGGTGAATGGCTGGGTCTGCTCAAACTGGGTGGCATTGTCCCCAGAAGCTGTGACCGCTCCCGTATCGTCATAACTAAGGGATGAGGGGGGGAGTTCCGCCAATCTGTATTGCTCGGTCTGCGTCCCCTGAAATACGATGTATCCCGTGGCTTTGGGAACCTGTCCCCAAGTTAGTTTGACGGATGCACCCGCATGTGCCGTATCCGCAATCGTAACGGTGATGGGGGCCGTTGGGGGCATAACACCGTCTGCCGTTTTTGCGGAAATTCGGTACAGTCTCTCCCCATCCGGGAGGTTACCAGCCCCCGAGTAGGAGATTGTCGCTGATAACCCAGATGGAGATAGGTCACTAGATTTGGCGATGGACAGCGCAGTCTTGGGCCTAGCGGTCCCGAGCAGAGCCGTCACCCCACCAATCGTCTTGGTAGGGTATTTCCCCTCTTCTGCGGTGTAGACCCGCTCAATACCACCAATATACTCGCCAGTATGGTCCTGCCAATTATCAGAGTGGAACCACCGACCGCGATAAGACCAAGACCTTGATGTAGTAGCTGGCGTTGCAAATTGCCACTCAGGGGCCTTGAACGGGCGTGGAGAGCCGGAGCGTAGGTCAACATTATCTAGGATTGTAGAGAAACCTTCCGGGATGATGGCTTTGTCGCCAACAACATTGACTCCCTTATCAAAAGAGATCCGGTAGGTTTTGCTCATTAGGATTTGATCCCAATGATCAAGTATGACATGGTGGGGCTTGTTTGGACTCCATCATCTCTAGTGCAAACGGCAGTATAAGTATTTGATCCACCCGGATTGGTTACTGTAATTGATTTCAATCCGTTCCCTTGGTCCGGGATCGAATAGACACCAATACTCCATTTGCAATCAGACAAATTAGCCATGGTCCCATCTGGATATAAAGGCTGAGGGATAACAATTGTCGCTCCAACACTTGATGGTGTTAGTAATCCTTGAGCAATAGCGATTGATCCCTTGACTGTGATACCAGAAGAAGTGGAGGCAATAGCCTGAGTGATTTTGGGGGCGATGCTATTCAGAATCGTCGTGCTTGTGTCTGCAAGGTTGGTCGTGGTAGCAAGATCAATCCCATTCAACTTCGCAGAAGTGGTGAAATTGGGAGAGTCATTAGGAGCCCATCCGGTCGCACCCGCTACGTTCCCCGTCATGGTCCCGCCAGCGAGCGGAAGCATCCCTAGATTGGGACTGTTCACGCTACCAACAAGCACCCATGCCGTTGCGGTACTATTGGCAACATAGAAATTGCCCGTATCCGTTGCAACACAATCATAGCCCAGAACAGGGGTAGGGAGAGCGCCAGTTCCAATGTATCTGGTTCCAGTTAGTGTGAAGGACATTTACATCTCCCTTTCGGCCTGAGTCCGCGTCTGTTGAACCTTGGCGAGCAAAACTGGGTCAGCATACCCGATGAGTTGGTTGAACTTCTGCATAAAGGCTTCCGCGAGTTGAAGGCTCTGCCCATCCCCATCTAGGCTCAAAAGCCAGGAGGCGGCGGCATACTTCAGGAACTCATTATGCGGATCGGGGATGCGGGCATCAACGGTATCCGTGTCCAGCGTAAGGTCAACCGGCTTCTGCACATACCCGACTACGGCGGTATAGGCTGGGCTTGGGATAGGGATGAGCTTGATCTTGGCCCCGGACCAGAGAACCCAACGCTTAGGTGGAAACCCAGCGACGGCTTGTGTGAGACTCTGCCACACATTAGACTTCATGGACTCAAAGGACACGCTAGACTCAACGATCTCAGTCAGCGTGGTCCCGCTAACATTGAAACTGACCCTTGTTACCCGCAAATAGTCAGTCGGGAGCGCCACGAAACCACTTGCATCAGGGACGATAGGGGAGGACTCAGCATAGGTCGCACCTGTCTTATTCGCGTATTCCTTGATCGCAAAATTGATCGCATCCTGATACATGGGAAGCGAATAGGTGGAGTGCTGGGGATCGCCCACAAGATACTGGGTCCAGTTACGAATGGTCGCAAGCGTCTGAGCCATTAGAAGGTTCTCCCGGAGTCAAACAAAGCCCTTTGACGCCCCCCGAGAACCCGACCCATCACCCTATCCCGACCACTCTGGGCGAATAGCGCGATGGCCTTGAGATTGCCCAACTCCCGATTGTGCAGAACCTCACGGTCCTTGGAGAGTTGCAGGTTTTGACCGGGGCCTGGAAGCATCAGGATTGTGGCAAGCGCACCCGCGACAATACAATCCTCAGCCTCATCTGGCAGGGGGATTGTATCTACTTCACCAGTCGGAATTTCTGATACCGTGACTTCAAGCATCTGGGTCACTGTCCCGGTCCCTGTCCCAGCGGCAGTAGCCGTGAACTGGACCCCAACCGTATTAGCCGATGCCCCGATCAGGGTAAAATTGGTCGTTCCTACCGTCAGAATGTTGTAGGTCCGGCCTGCAACTAGGTTTGTTACCGCTACGCCCTGCGGGTAGGGGTATAACTTGATTTGTGAATTACCGAGATAGGTGTATCCGTTAGGGATTCCAGCCGGTAGATCTGGGTATTCGTACACATTATTGATCGCTTGCTCGTTATACTCATTCAAAACACGCCAGTTTCCCTGAACATCAAGCAATCTCACAAGGGAAACGCGGTTGACGGTATAACCAGTGGTCGGGACAAGCGTAACGGGACTAGACGGGGCCGAAATGTTGCTCAATTTCTCCTGAGCCAACATGGTTTGTCTGCAAATCTTCCGAACAGACTCCTGAATGGCGAAAATGGATCGCTCTTCCTCGATATCCTTACGCATTGGTTGGACTTTGGGGAGGAGGCCGCGAACCGTTAATGCCATTTCCTACCTCCCTTGCAGTTCAATAATCGCCTTGATGATACCATCTTTTGAGGTAGTGGGAGCAGGAGGTTCAGAAAGCCCTTCGGAAAGGGAATTGTAAAGATCCCGCAACGCCTTCATCGAAAAAGCTGCCAAAGCCTCGCCATTATACTTGGTCGGGGCTTCTTCCTCTGGTTCAGAATGGTCGTAAACGACCTCAAACTCATTCGGATTCCGCAAACACTGATCAACCGTAATGTCGGAAAACTGACCAGGCTCAAACACACGACCAGTTAGATGGTTGATGATCTTCAAAACCTTAGCCATTTTCTCTCCATAAAGGCGGGAGGGTGATGCACAATGCAACAACCCTCCCGACCAGTATAGTCAATTAATACAGAGGCACAAGAACAGCAGCCTCGGGCTTAACGAGCTTGTAACCAAACACATTCAGACCGCTGATGCCCCAGCCGAAGGTGTCAGGGAGTTCAAGCTGGCGGTGCTTCATGAACTGAGAAGCGAAAGCAAGCGCGGACTTGTGACCCACAAGGCAGTTGCTAGGAGCGCCAGAAGTGCCATTGGCGTTGAGGATGTTGTTGCTCATGTACACCTTCAACCCATCGATCTCACCGATGAGGCCATTCCGAATCGGGGAAGTGGTGTCGCCGGTGAAGTAAGCCTGAGCCAGAGGCCCCTGCTTCAGGATGTTGGCGTAATGGTTGCTGATGACCGCCCATCGCTCACCATCGCGGGGAACATTCTGGTAATCCAGAACTTCCTGCGCGTACTGAAGGGGCTGGAGGCTATTCGCAGCAGTCAGGGTGGCGAGGGGAATAGCGGTGGAAGTACCAATCTGCACAGCCGATCCGCTCCAACCAACGGTGTTGGCAAGCGCGATAGAAGCGGGGATGCCCTGAAGCACGGCCTTATCAACCGCAACCTTCATCTGCCAGCTTGCATCCTCAGTGATCTTCTCGATGAGGGCCAGATCGCTCTGGTAGTCATCAATGTAATCAACGCGGAAGGCATAGAACTTCTGCTGGTCGATGTTCAGGATGATCTGCTCATCGCTGATGTCCTGATAGGTGATAGGGGCGTTCACCGAGTAGTCGGAGATATTGACGGTGGGCACCTTACGGATAACCACCTTATCACCGAAGCCGTTAATATCCGTTGTGTTATCGCTAGGCTCTTTATCCTAACCTCTGTGGCTTTAACCACAGTCCAGACTATATCTTATGCAAGAATCTTGTGGTGACTTGGTTTGGTTACCAAGTAGTGAAGGCGTGAGTGTTCAGATTTGGTCATGACCTGGAGATTTTCGATTCGGTTGTCCTTCTTGTCGCCATTGATATGGTGGACAACTTCATCAGGATTGAGTTTACGGCCAAGACTTTCTTCAACAATCACGCGATGAGAACGCTTGTATCTTCCACTATCCCGGACCAATAAGTAGCCCGATTGATTTGTAGCATACCCAGGATGGTAAGAATCAAGGAACTTGAACCCAAGACTCTTAGCTAATTCCGTGATATGCCCCTTGGTGACGCCGAAAAACTCGGCGATCTCCTTGTTGGTCATCGTCTTAGCCATTTCAAGAACGGCATTGGGATCAATGTCCTGCCTACGGGGAAGATCAAACTTCTTCATCCAGTTCAAAACGCACTTCTTGGAGACTCCCAAGATCCCGGCTGCACCCTCAAGTGAACCACCAATCTTGTATGCGTTTCTTACTTCTTCTTTCGAGACTTCTGGAACAATCCGGCGAGGCATATTACCCTCCTGCACCATCATAGTATCCAGACCCACAGATGTCAAGCACCCCCGCACTCGTGTCCACTCTGGCTTCGGCACCATCCGGTAAGCCTTATGGTTAGTCGTTGAACCTTCCCCAAATTTCTTAGGGGCTAGGCTGCTGATTGCCCAATCCACGATCTTTTTGACCGTCGCGCTTGTCTTTTCAAACTTCGCTGTGGTGATCATGGCTTAAGGGTATC